GCCGAGTGGGCCGTAACGGATCGACCTTGGATAGCTCTTCGAGAATATCCTTTTGAGTTCGGTTTAAAAGGTCGGCGACCTTTTTCTGGGTGCCGGCAGAGATCCTTTCGACCGTTAATCTGTCGCCCAGCATCTCGTCTAATATAGTGTCGTTAACGCTCTTCATTCGTCGGGTCTGTACCTTCCTACAGGGCTGTCGGTGATCGGCTCAGATTCGGGCTCTCGCGTGACCTACGGTGTGCTTTCCCCTTCGTCCTCTTCCGGCTCTTCGTCCTCTTCCGGCTCTTCGTCCTCTTCCGGCTCTTCGTCCTCTTCCGGCTCTTCGGGCATAATCACATTCGCCTTATCCAAATCGATCCGATCCATTTCGTCTTCAATGGTGTCGTCCTTCGGGAGCCGTTCTCCCTGCGCCAAATTGTACAGGAACGTATAGCGGCTAATTGAGCCGCTCTGATATGCCTGTAGCAGGGCTGTAATCTCCTGCGGGGATAGCTTGGACGCCTCAAAATCTCTGTTTAACGTGACGGAAATATCGTCGGAGGACAACCCCATCCATTCGGCAACGTAGCCCAACGCCTTTTCCAGCCCGGATTCGGTAGAGCCTACGACCGACGAAAGCGTGGCGCTGTCTCCGCTGGAACGGAGCTTGACCGTGGCGAACGCTTCCGCGTCGGCTTTCTGCTCTTCGAGTAACCGAGCCCCCAAGATGGCCATGCGCGTCTCAATTGATTCCAACGCGGCCTCTATCGGCGATAGGCCCTGACCCGTGAATTCCAGCATGCCCACTTTGGCGTCTGGATTCTCACTTATGATCGCGCGGCCCGGACCGATAGCGATCTTGGTCTTGTTGTCGAAGCCGAGCAGGTAGAGCGTGGGCAGTGCGCAGTAGTGGAGGCCGTGCGCGTAGTCCGCCGTGAGCTTCCAGTGATACAGATTCAGATCAAAAAGATCCAAAAGGGGCGGCTTGGACGGTTGGACAGAGTTGACGACCGCTCCGAAAAAGCTAAACGGGATGTATTCAAGGCGGTTTCCCTTTACCGACGGGAATATGTCTGTTTCTCCACGTTCGTTCGCGACTTTATTCCAAACATCCTCCGCTTTCTCTGCACTCGTCACTCTCTCGTATTGATTGAGGACCAGCTTGCCGCTTTCGTCGAGGTAAAGCACCTTCAATATCTCTTTTTCCTCAGACGCGAACTGGTCCGCCTCGTTCTCCACGTCGTCCGTCTCTCGCAAAACTAACAACGAAAGCTTCTGGCCGCCGTCGATCAGGCGGGTCTTCCAATTGATGATATTCTCCGGGCTGTAGATCGAAAAGTACGGCGCCATCTCTATACCGGACGAAAAGTCAGCGAGTAGTCCGCAACGACCGTACTTCAAGATGCTCTTCACAATCTCGACTATTACGTCCACGATATAATAGCCCGATGCGGTACAGTTGTATAGAAAGTCCTCCATCTGGGTCGGAACCTCGATGACGGGGTCTTTTCTCATTATCGCGCCGGTCAGACCGTCTACCGTCCGTGCCGAGGCGTTATAAAACACGCCCCTGTTCAAATATGCCAAATACTCGTCGTTGGATTGCCCTGATAACTTTGGAAGGTACGTGTAGGACTTGGCCTTCATCGCGTCGTCGCCTTCGTATATATCCGTGGCTTTATTCCAATGCTTTTCCCACTTGTTGAATTCCTTATGCTTGGTATCGACCGCCATTGCTTACTCCTTGTTAAGTGCCGCTCACTCCGATCTGCTTCGTCGCCAATTTTCTTACTGGGTATCGCTTCGCGATGTAATAACCCACGCTGTCGGTTAAATGGGTGTGCTTCAAATCGGACTTATCGACGCCGCCGGTCTTTTCGTCCATAACGACGGATTGAAAGTCATCGATAAGATATTTACATTTGGGATCGATCATCAGGTGAACGTCTCCAGATAGGGTTAAGATCCGGCTATTCACGGCGTTGACGCGGCTCCGCTCCGGCGGATTCGATTTATCCACCTTCATGAACACGCGCTGGTCGCCATAATAGCCATAAAGCTTCTGTTTTACGATTTCCCAATCCGATCCGTGTAGCTTCGCCGTTCCTTTACTCCCGCCGGTCGCGTCTCCGTATATGTGAATTTCGCCCTTATGATCTGGATAGCTCCTTATGAGTCTATCACATACCTTGACCGTATTGCTATGTTTAGGGATATGGACCTCGTTAATGCATCCCGTGATCGTCCGTTCCTGCAGATCGTCCGTCACATCGTAGACCTCGCCGACTGGGATCTCTTGGACTACGACCGCCACGCCTGGAGATACGTTGAAATCGAAGCAAAACGTGAGTGCGTCGTCCGGATCGTATCGGAGCTTCCAAACGTTGTTCTCTTCCGAGAATGAATAGTACACCAAGCCCGAAAATGTTATGAATGAGCCTTCGTACTCCTGCTGGAACGTTAACGGATCGAGATCGCGTTTGGCCGCTTCGATCTCCTTTGCCGGTAATATGTCGGAGGATAGCCAATGGAACGCTTCCCATTCGCCGGTCGTATCCTTTAGCGCTCGTTGATATAGGTCGTAATAATGGTTGCGACCTTCGGGAACGCCTATGAAATCGCACCATCCTTGTCTATCGGATAGAGCCGGACGCACGTGAGCAGTCCAAGTCTGCTCTTTCATATTCCCGTATTCGTCGAGAATGCCGCCATCCCACGGAGATCCTTCGATGCGCGCTGGCTTATCCATCCCCAAGACGTACAATTCTGCCATATTGGGTAGCCGGATACACAGCTCCGACTCACTGACGTGCGTTTGAAGTAACGGAGGGATAAAAGCTTTCAGATCGTCCCAAAATATCTTTTTGGCCTGATCTCTGGTCGGGGCGGCTAAGAAGTATCTGCCGGGCCAACTTGGCGCGACGACTCCGCCGGATTGCATCGCTTTGATTATCGTCCTGCGTTTCGCTATCTCTGTTTTGCCTGACCGCCTTCCGGCTGGTACGACATTGAATCGGGCCGTTGAGTTGAGGTATTTGAGCTGTTCTGGGTGGGAACGGAGCTTATATCCACGAGACGAGATCACTGCACGTCTCCGGGCATGAAGCTATCTTTCAACTGGCTTAGTAACTGGCGGAACTCTCGTGCTTGGTTTTCCTTTCCGGCTTCGTCTACCAATTCGACCTTTTTGGAGTACGTCTGCGGGTGTATACGTTCTAAGTACCAGGCCGCTGCCTGCCACTGGGATGCTCTTGTGCGTCGAGTCTTTACTCGTTCGACCACCACGTTCTCATATTTCTCCAATTTTTCATTATACACACGGCGCACGATCTCACGGATTTCCCATACGTCGTCACCGCCGTACGCAGAAGCCCTTACGACGTCAACCATTCCGCGCTCCCCTTCCGCACGGGCCTTGTTAAAGTCTTGATAAAATTGAATATAGGCTTTTTCTATCTTAGTGAGATCTTTATATTTCACATGATGGGGATGGGTTTCATCTTGGGTTATATCCTCCAACCCTTTTCCTTTTTTCCGCCAGGACGCCACCGCTGCGTCGGATACTCCGTGTAGATTGCTGGCGATATGGATGGGAGTTCCTTTTCGGAGTTCGCGGAGTATGCCCGTAACTCGGGCGGATGTAAATTTGGATATGGCTCCGGCTCTACCGCCGCTGTTTTCGTTTAGTCTCGGCTGGGTTAGTTTATGGTGGACTTTGCGGCGTTGGCTTCTGGGTGTGTTCGGATCTGCGGCGCGATAGCGTTGATATGCATAAGGCGAGATCTTTTCCGGATCGCCTTTAAACAAAAAAAGCCGCTCCGTCGGATTCTTCACTTTTCTGGTTTGTTTCTTTTTGGGTTTTTGCTTTGGCTCGGGCGGATCTGGAACGGGAGCTTTTCTTTTCATTGTTCTCTCGCGATTGAGCCCGTCCCACTGCCGGACCTAATATCGAGAGAAAGCTCGAACGTATTAAGCCCGACAGCAGACGGAGTTGGGGTGGTTGATACGGGCATCGGATCTCCTTTCCTGGAAATAGATTATTGCCCTGAATTCGATAATACTATGCCCCGATCGTGAAAGTAAAGAAAAAAATTATTTCAGCCAATAGCTCGCTAAAAGAGGGCGGCTCATCGCCAGGCATTGGAGACATACCACGTTCCGCCGACTGTCGAAATCGTCCTCCCGCGCTACGAGCTGACTCACCCTCATAAGACCTGCCGCTTTTTCCTCAGAGGTTTGATTTAGGCCCAACATAGAGGTAACGTGTCCGAGCTTTCGTTTGTCCTCGCTGACGTCCGTCATGTCCTGCTGTGATTTATTGTAAGAGCTTTTCGCCGCTTGAGTAGCGGTTATGACTGCTATGGAACGTTCTGTCGATAAGCCTCGAAGAGTCGCCCACGTGGTATTAATCCGGTGGCGCGTCTCCGCTTCGCGTTCGTCCTCTGGAGCCAAAATGTCCACGTAGTCAATCACGACCACGTCCGCCGTCCATCCGTCGCGCCGTTCCCATAGGTCTAAAATCGTGCGGATCGTTCGGACGTTCGCCTGGTAACTGGGGTAACACATGAGGCGGATGGTTTTGCCGGCGCACCGACGACTTATGTTCTGAAGTAACGCCTGGGCGCGAGCCAAATTGAAATCGGGCACTCGCTCTTCTTTGTACCAAACACTACCGACGAACCGCCTCGGATCGTCCTTTTGGCATATTGCACATGGTTGATGAAAGGCGGCGTCTTCGTACGAAAGCAACGTATCGCCATCGAGCATAACGGGCTCGCCGGGGCAGTCGGGGCAGAGTCCTTTCTGGCCCACTTTACAGTCCAGGACCGGCACGAGCGCTTTTCGTCCGGCGCGTTTTTTACTCGACCGGAGTATCCAACCATACACGCGCCTCCAATTTTGGGGAGCGCTCATATCGCCTACGCTAAAAAACGCGACGTTGCACCTGGTCAGCACCGCTCGTATCGCGCATTCCCACAACCACCATGTTTTTCCGCGCTTTTCCGGGGCTTGAATTCCAATGAAACTATCGCGCTCCACGGGACCCATGAGGTTCCCAATCGCTCCGGGAAACTGAAAAAGCTTATCGCCTTCTGCAAAAATCGATTCGGCCTGGTCTTCCGAGAGCGCGAATGGGTCCGACCAACTGATTCCTTCCTGCGCTATCGGCTTATGCTGTGCCAATGCCAGTTCCGCTTCGTCAACTTTATCCGTACTGGCGAGGCTGATAAGATCCTCGCCCAGCGCGAGTAAAGACCGACCGCGCATTAGTCGGCCCATCTGTTGGAGTAAATAGCGGTGATTTAGGTTTGGTTGTTCTATGAATTCGTCGGATAGGCTGGTTAACAAAGTCTCCAACTCTTGGGCGTGGGCTTCCGGTATCTCGTTGGCGCGCCGCTTCGACTCGTAAATGTCCTGAATATGACGTCCGGGCGCTTCGCCGTATTCGGCCCAATAGTTAATACACCATTGAGCCGCCGTTTTCAAAATAGGCACTCGGAATAGATCTGGACGAAACATCGCCGCCGCTTCCGCCAAGAATTCAGGACTGACGATCATTCCTATCACGATCCGCCGTTCTATCGATGCGTCAAATTTTTTCACCTGGAATTGGGTCATATCGCCAGTTCCTTCGTGAATTTTTTCCATAGCCATCCATCGGGCGGAGATAGCGCGCCGCCTGGGTCTAGCTCGTTTTTCTGGACTAACCAACGTACCAACATCTGTCCGAATCCTTCGCACCCTCGCGAAATGTGGCGCAGCACTACGTTCTGAGCGGCCATGGTCTTATACGCGGTCGCGATTTTCTCAGCTAGACTAGGATCGATGTCGATGTTAGCACTATTGAACGTCGAGAGTAACGCTCTAGTTTGAGGATCCAACTTTTGTTCGGCGACCGCGTATACAGACTTCTTGAGCGTTTGAACTCTCGGATTACTGCGCGCGAATACTATGGCGGAGCTTCTGGAGAAAGGATTATATATCGCCGAGGCGAAACTCAGGCGGGTCAACCAAGAATCAGGGCCGGGATAATTACCAGGTTGCGCCATTTCATTCAAAGTCTCGATCGCTCGTCTGAGCGTTATTTCTGGCCAGGGTTCTGTTAAAAAGCGTTTCTGGATATTGTATCTTTTGAGCCACTTAGCGTCCCAGCTATACGCTCCAGACAAGCCTTTCGTCAGTTCCCTCGCTAGCGCTGCGGCTGCACGATACGTCTTAGTTCTGGGAGACTTATGATTTGATAAGTTAGGTTGATCGTTCCAAAACTCGACCCACGGATCAAGCTTGATAATCAAGTTTTTTTTGAGCGGTTTTGGTTTCGTCTCTTTTCGATGAACGCTTAACGACGGAGCGACATTGTTTCGTTTCATAAACGTTTCCTTTGACGGTGATTTTTCCGGTTTCTCGTTATTATACTTTTTGTCGGGCTTTTCTCGTAAAAATAATTTTTTGGGTATGGTCGAGACTTTTCTCGTGTTTTACTAAGTTCTTGTCGAAATCATGTTTTTCTAGTGTTTTTCTAGTGTTTTTCTAGTAAAAAATTAGTATTTCGAACAATAAGTTGGAAAAAGTGAAAAAACGCGGTTTACCATCGACCATTTTGCTAGCTCAATCTCTTCGTTCGTTACCTTCGGTAACTCTCTCGATCTTGAGAGATCTAGTCTAGTATATATCTTTTTTTGCGCGCCCGCGCGATGAAGATACGCGTACGCGTACGCCTAAAGTCGCTCAACACAATCCGCCCGCGATTTTTTAAGCGTAGGCGCGATTAAATCGCGTACGCGTACGCCTAAAGTAGCAAGATAGCAAAAAGACTTCCCAAAGCACTTAAATACCCATTAAATGTCTCAAAGTACTTACCGAATCCGGCGACAAGCTTCCAGGATCTTCATCGGGCGGTAACGTGATTTGTTGAACATCCAAACCGAATCCGCTCATTTGCCACGCCAGCTTTTCTCCGGCCACCTGACCGGCGCTATCTCCATCGAACACGATAAAGATCCGCTTGAATCGGCGGAGTAGAACTCGTTGTGGGGGCGTCACCTGCGTTCCGAACGTCGCGACCGCTCCGAAACCAAGACGCCAAACGTCCATCGGACCTTCGACGACGGCGACCGTATCGCCGACGACCTTGTCCAAACCGTACAAAACATGTTTGTGGTGGATCGTCTCTAACCGGCGCGGACAGGTCCGGTATTTCGGTTGGACATCGTTGCCTATCGCTCTGGACGTGTAGCTCACCAGAAGCCGATCGAAATAGATGGGAATCAAAATCCGCCACGTCCAGCCGCGTTCCGCCCTGTGATCGGTCCCTAAAAGCCCCCAGTCTGCGATTAGGCGTTTCGGATCGAATCCCCTACGACGTAGGAACACGCCTAATTGCTGCGAGATTTGACGATTGCCCTTTGGCATGTAGGTAGGTATGTCTGATGCTACGATCGGCACAGATTCGGGCTCTCGCGTGACCGTCGTCGCTCGGTATTGTCGGGCTAAAACACCGGCGGCTATCTCCGAGACATTTAACAGGGTCGCGAGAGATAACCGCACCGGTTTCCATCCGCAGCGCCAGCAATAGAAGTATCCACGGCTGGAGTTATAGCCTAAATGGAAATTGCGCGAACCTTCGCAGAAGGGACAGTGGGTGTTCACCCAGCCGGATCGCGCGTGTGAGTTGTTCGGCGGAGCTATAGCGATGCCGTGATCCGCGTATAGCTCCGCGATATTGATAGGCCTCATGCCGCGCGCTTCCACGCGATATCGAAGGCGCGTTGGTCGATCAGGTATCCGTCGCCGAACCAGGCGGACTTCAGCCGGTTGTCCGGGTTCGCTCCGCGCTGGTACAGCATATACTCGTTAATCGCGTTGTAGGCGTCCCACCAAGTGGTACGCTCGTCTTTATTCACGACGCCGCCCCGACCGAAATGCAGCGTTTGGATGATCTTGCGCTCGGTCGGAGTCTCTTCGGTCTTTTGGATTACCTCGCGGACGTACTCCACGAGATCCTCTTGATTGATCGGTGTTTTGGCTAAGATCGCGTATTGGTCGGCGGTCGCCTCGAAAGCGGAAATCCCCATTTTCATGGTCTCGCGCAAGGCGATGAGTCCGTCGCGGAGCCCGGACCGATGATACAGCCGGACTAGGTTGCTATCGGACCGCGTAAACGCGAGCGATAGTGTGTTATTACACACGACGCGAACGCCCGTGAACCCTAACCTGGTGCACAGCGTCGTATCGTGAGAATTGCTCAATAGCACATAGGGCTTCACCACGTCGCCCTTCGCCACTTCCCGCTCCGAAACGGCGTTGATTTTCGCCAAGATCCAAACCACGCGACCGTTCTTCAGGCTTCCGGCGGTTTCGAGAGATATCACGCCATCCTCGACCAGCGGACGGAAAATGTCGAACGCTTCCGCGTTCTGAAGGACTTCGTAGCCCTTCGAGACCAA